CAATAGTTCCTCTTTTTGCCATTTTTTTTAAAAGTGTTGTTCCGTCTCCTTTATATTTAGACTTATTAATATTTTCAAGCATAAAAAAACCTCCGTAAACGCGGAGGTCTTTGGGTTGTTCCGATTGTAGAGACCGCACGAGAGGTCTCAATCGTATTTATTAACTTGCGACTTCGCTGAATGATACTCCAGATCTTGTTGCAACGAATGTTAATGTGATGTAGTTAATTGTGCGTGTTGGTTTCACGAATACTTCTGCGAAGAATTCTCCACGATCAACTGCCTCAGGAGGGTTATTGGATGCATCACACTTAACTAAGAAGTCTGTAACTCCACGACGACCTTGAACATCTCTCATGTATGGTTCAACAATGTTGAGGAAGAGAGATCTTTGTGCATCATCGTTTTGCTCAAAGAGTTGTGCTTTAGCAGCACCAGAGATAACTCTTTCGATTGTTAGGAATAAACGACGGACGTTAATTCTGTCAAATGCACTTGCAAATCCAAGAGCAGTCTTGTCACCGAATAATACTACACCTTGACCAGGGAAGGAAACAACAGGGTTGATTCTATTTCCGTATAGACGATCTCTTTGTGTCTTAGTTGGTGTATATGCTAGTTTGATTGCATTTCTTAGAACACCGCGTTGGAAACCAGCAGGTGAGAACCATGGTTCTGAAACTTCTGATGACTGTAAGCATAAACCTGCAACGTCTGCGTTACATGGAACGTATCTGTATACATCGTTATACTTATCGTAGATGTACTTGTATCCAGAATCAAATACCATGTAAGAAGAACTTGGTAGTTGCTCAAAGAAAGTAACAATGTTTTCTGTTGCTGTAGCAGTATTAGAAACACCAATTACGTTTGCACGACGAGGTGAAACAAATACCATACAATCTCTTCTCTCTTCAGCAATGTTAACAAGAGAAGTTACTTTAGCGATTGCAGCAGCATCATCAGCACCAGCAGGACCAGTGATAATGAAATCAAGAGTTTGTGACTCAGGATCTTGTGCTAACTCATATGCTGTAGCAAGAGATGAATTAGTGATTGAGTAATCAGTTCCAGATGTTGCATAATCAACTCCACCACTTAATCTGTAGTAGAATGTAGAGTTATTCTTAGATGCAACAGTTGTTCTGCCTGCAGGATAATCAGTAGAACCAGTAGATGAACGAAGTAAGTTAAACTGTCTAGAAGCAGCAGTTTGACCCCAGTTACCATCTGAAGCAGTAGAAGTAGCATTGAATACTCCTGTTTCATGCTTACCCCAGTAGATATACTCGGACTTCTGTTTGATTACTTCTTTATAGTAATTTGTTTCTCCTACAGAAGTTTTAGCGTCAGATGCTTTAGATAAACCAACGAAACGCTCAAGAAGTGCACCAGTTGTACCAGTGATCTTTCCGTCAATATCAACAACTAAAACATGAACTTCATCTCTGAATCCACCAGCGTTACTGGCATATAAAGAAGTTTCTGGACGAGCAGCAACATTGATCCACTTAGAACCAGGTAGATACTCACGCTCTGCATAGTCAACACGAACTGCACTAACTGCAACAGCGTTAGAGTTTGTATCTTGTAGACTATCAGCAGGTGCAAAGTCAACACTTGACTTATTCTTAGCAATATATAAACGTCTTTCAATTCCTACATTGACTGCAGCAGTATTTGATCCTTGTGTAACTACTTGATCATCAGCAATGATACCAGTAACACCTGCACTAGGAATACCGATTTCTAATTTTTTATTAGCAGGATCCCAAGCAAGGACATCGATAGTTTCATTAGATCCACCGATAGCGATTGTAGTAGAAGTACCAGGAGTAAAGTCACCAACAATAGTATCAACTGTTAGAACTACACTATACTTAAATACTTTACCAGCAGCACCAGAAGAAGCGGAAAGTGCTTCATCAGCAACAAAGTTCCACTCGTTACCAGAACCAGGAGCAGGTAGAATAGCGATTTGATCAGCACCAGAGTCAGTTACAAAGATACCGATTGAGTTACCTTTTGTACCTGCTGTTCTAGCACCATAGAACCATGCGTTAGTAGCATCTTCATATGTTTGTTCGTAGTTATCAAGATTCTTGATCTTTACTGCAGTTCCGTTAGATACACCGTTTTTTAAAGTTGTAGAGTCAACGCGAACGGTTTTTAGAACGCCACCATATGAAAGAAACTGGGATGCAGAATACCAGTATTCATAGTTGTAGTCATTTGGTTTACCAAATTGATCAACTAATTCCCTCTCAGAACCAATCTCAATGATTTGTTCAACGGGACCTAGTTCAAAAGGTGCTGCCATCAGACCGACATTGGCGGTTGATGCAGTTGTGATAGTTGTAAGATCTCTTTCTTGTACAACTACACCTGGCGATAATTGATTGGCTGCCATGTTTAAAATTCTCCTAGTGTCGGCTCAGCAATGTTTGTCTAAGATTATTTATATTTTTGAAACGTCACCTAAACTCCCACATGTAGGATTTATCCCCATATTCCGCGACTTTCCAAAGATCTCCTTGAGCATCTGCAACATATTCATCATCCATTCCGTCATCTATAAATCCGAATGGTGACATGTCTTGTTCTATAGATTCTCTTTGATCATCATATATGCGTTGTCTTACATCATTGTCATGCATCTCTTTAAAATATTGTTGCATTGCCATCCAAGCAAATATAACAAGACACATAGCAAGGTCATCATTACAACCCTCTTCTGCTGCAAATGATTGACCTTTTTGAATAAAGGTAGTTAGTTCTGCAATAGTGTCATAATCAGGAATTATAAGTTTATCTTCTTCTAGTAATGCTTTTAAATTTGAACATCCAACTTGTTTTACAGCAGTGGACATCTTTACACCAAGTTGAGTTTTCTTACCTGAGAATCCCTGACCTAATTGTTGACCTGCTCTACCACGCATAGCTACCATTAATAAGTTTTCATACTCTAAATCAAACTGAATAATATCCGCAACTTGACCACCAATATCATTTACTTCACATATAACATATGCGTTATTATAATTTTTTGCTACTTCAATTATTATATTTGGAAGAACGATTGGTTTTATTTCATTATTTCTATAACGTGCTACCATTTTATATGGTAATGTTGTTGTGTCAAATACCACGAATGCGGAATAATCATTTCCAATACCTCGTGCTACATCAACACTAATAATATAATTATGATCATCTTGTCTATTTTCAAATACTGCTAAACCTCTTTTTTGCATAATAGGTTCATCATATGGCATAGTTCTTAATTTACTAGGACTTATCAAAGTATCTACAGATCCTAAAAATTCACACTCAAACTCAACTCTAAACTGTTGTTCTGATGTGTTTTTAATAGTTTGTTCTTTCCATACCTCATCACGACCTGGTACTTCAGACCAGTGAACTTCTGTAGGAATATATTCATTCGTTCCACGCTCTGCATCATGCCAGAGTTTGTAGAACATATTCATTCCGTGAGGAGTAGATATGATAATAACTTTTGTAGATTTACCTGAGGAAATAGTTGGATAGACAGAACTAAAAAACTGATCAGCGATATGATTTGGAATGAACGCGAATTCATCCAAAAATATAATATTAAACGACATACCCCTGACAGCAGAAGCGGAAGTAGAAGCAGCCATGATTTTACTGCCGTTTTCAAGTTCCAGAGAGCCTCTGTTCCATTGGAGGATTCCTTGTTGGAGGTATTTGGGGAGACTTTCATATGATAGTTGTAAACGTTGTAGCATTTCACGAGCAGTTGCTGCTTTGTTTGCAAGAATTGCTACGTTAACATTAGGATTGAATAAAACATACCATAAAAGATATGAAGTAACAATAGTGGATTTACCAGACTGACGTGGTAACTTAGCTATGTTAAATCTATGGTCATGAAACTTTGATACCATCTCCTCTTGGAAATGATACATGTCAAATGGAATCAAACCTTTATCTAGGGATACAATTTTAATGTAATTCTTAATAAAGTAAACAGGATCTTCAGAGCAACGTATTACCTCTGCAATTTGTTTTTTACTAAATTGCTGAGAAACATTTGCTCTTTTAAGATTAGGATTACCTAAGTATTGCTCAGTGCTTGCCATTTTGGTTTATCAAATAGAATATCATTGATGTAGTTATCTGCCCATTCTGGGTCGAACCATTGACTTAGAACTGCTTTTGTCTTTGTATTTTTTCTTTGAGATGTGCAGTACCAGCATTGGTCATCAATCCTTTTCATAGTATTTATCCATTGCATATCAAACACTGCGTTTTCTACTATACCTCTGTAAAGATAAAGTGAGTCCTTAATCATATCCAAATACATCTGTTTTTCTTTTTCAGTCTTAATACGAACAAATTTACATCCTTCTGAAAATACCTCTTCACCCCATTGTGGTAAAATTCTATTCTCTTCAAATTTATATTTGAATGATATATCTTTATATAATTCTATAAGTCTTTCTGTTCCAAATACAGGAGTTATATCTATGATTGCAGCAGTGATTACTTTTGGTGTTGCTACAATATCAGCACCAAAAATGGGTATAGGATAATCTACTGAGGGATACAATACACAATGCATCACTTCAATGTTATCCGTATACCCAATTTCTAAATGCATCTTTCTAAGTTTTTTACTTTGATGCATCTCATTCATAATGAATACCTTATCGTTTTCAACAATAGGATATTTGTTCTCCAAAGGTCTGACATCTGGAAAACTTTTTAATTCTTTTCTAATATAATTAGATACTTCAGCCGTTAGACTTGTCACTTTTTTTCATGAAGTATTTTTGTATCACATCAATCTGATCTTGATACTTAGCGATCTCATTTAATTCTTGTTCTATCGCTTCTACAATATTAGAGTGTTCACCAATTCCTGCAGGGTTTGTAAGATATACTTCTACGTTTGCAACGTGTTTTTGAATATCTCCTTGTGCGTGTGCAAGAAGTGCTTTAAGTAGTTGTTCTCTCATTACAGTAAAATTGCTCCAATAATAAATCCTTTAGCAAAGGAAATACATTTCATTTGATAATCGGTTAGACCGAACTTATCTTGAAATCTCTGTGCCATTTTTTTATCCCATTCTTTTATATGGTATAAAACATGTACAACAGGATTCATTTTTTCGTGATCTCCACAAGACATTTTTAACCCTCCAATAGTGTGCCTAATGATCTACGAATTTCGCGTAGTTCCTCGAAATTCTTTTGTTTTGTACCTCCATCATATGCCCAAGCATATCCTTCAGTAATCATTTTTTCGTTGAGTGATACTTCATCATCGCCAACGTATAACCAACCAAGAAGCCTACCATACTTACCCATGCCACCGACAAGTTCGGTTCTGATAGTAAGTTCTTCGTCTCCATCAAGAGTTTCCTCTAGGTTTTTTTTCATCCAATTTGTAGCATCAATACCGAGTGCTTTTTCTTCTAAGTCTCTAGTTCTTTTCTCAGGAGTATCAACACCAGCTACGCGTACTCGTTCTTTTTTTATAAGATCGAATCCTAAGTCAATAGACACATCAATGGTATCACCATCAACTACTCTATCAATCGATACAACTCTAAAGTTATAGCAACTTTTCCGACTTGGTGGAACCATTGCTGCCATCGTTCATCTCCATAAATGCCATTCTTAGTATATAGACGATATACCAAGTGACTATTATTACAAGTATTCCTACCATAATAACAACACCCCAGACAACCATTATTGCCAGTATTCGTCTAATATATCAAAAGTTTTATTCAAATATTCATTTGCTCCTACACATTCCCACTTACCTTTCTCTCCGATCTCACACTTATAGTGTAATTCTCTTTTGAGTTTCATAAGTCTATCTGTCATTGCGACCTTATCTAATCTACCATTCATACTAATCCTCCTTGATACAATACTCAGCAGCATGTGGGTTATTAAAACCTGTAAGGTCTTCCCTTGCTTGCTTGATTGCGTTGTATGCATCGTCTGCATACTCACAGATTTCATAATGATGATTTAGGTTATCGTGATAACCAACAGTGTAATGGGACATGATCTTTCAACTCCATTTACCACCTATTATTTATGTGGGTTATGGTCTTTCATACCTCCATGGTTACCATCTCCTGGCATTTTACCGTAAGCAACATATTCGATTGCTTGCATAGAACCTTCAAGTCTAGTTAAATCTCTTTCTAATTTTACATACTCATCATATGCTGCTTGAAGTTCTTGTTTTCTCTGAGATAACTGTATAGTACGTTTAGTAAAACGTTGAATAAGTTGTTCAGAAGATTCAGTAGGTTTCATTCCTTTCATAGTTAATCATTCAGATCTTTTAATTTTTTCTCGACCCAATGGTCTTCATTTTTAATTCCAGCTGCTTTTACATATCTCATAATATGATCATCAATTTGATGAAAGATTGGATGTAAATCTAAATCCATATTAATATCATGAGCAATGTCTGCCACTTGAGATTCTGTTAAACAATGGTCTGGATGTAACAGATCACAAGTTGGAATTCTTTGTTCAATTAATTCATTGAGATTAAGTCTAATCTCATAGTCGCGATAAACTGGCATGTTCAAATTCCTTAATAAGAGATTCGTATTTTTTAAACATTTTATCACCTGCGATAAAACATCTTTGACGTTTCCATAGTGCGTCTATAATTAATTTATAATCGTTTTCGGAAAAGGTTTCTGTTGTCATTTTTTAATTAACTCCATAGCATTAGATAGTTCTTGAGCATGTTTGATTTCATCATTTCTTATTCTAATAATGTCCTCGTCATCTGGAAACCGTTCTAGGTATTCTCCATATGTATGAGCAGCGTGCCACTCTACTCTTTCATTTAGGTCATAAGCAGAAATAGGAAATAACCCGTAATAAACCACCATAATCCAATAATAGACAAGGACGAGGTGTCGGGCAAAAGAGCGATCAATCCAATAAGCGTTACCACCCCTAGATTCCATATATTCAAGATGTTCTGTTTCGTTAAGTGTTTGACCAAAATGTTCCTCCATTAGATAAATGTGTTCTGGTCCGCGTAACCCCATTGATTCTCGAAAATGTAAGACACTCAAAAAAGCAAAATAGGGTGCTCGAGCTATCTCCTCAAGCACCCAAAATCTTTGAAAGTCTCTACCACGATACAAGAAATCAATAATTGCTACCGTTACGGATAATACAATAGAATTAAATGCTCTTAACATATTAATAGGTATATGTACTATCTATACATGTAATAATTACTTAATCATTGCACGACGAATTTCCCATGTCTGACCACTATCAGATCCTTTACATGGGTTTATACAACTGTCATCATCATAACCATTACAGAGTAAACCTGCAAGATCATGAGGACATCCCTCTTTACCTGTTGACCAATATAACTGTCCTTCTATCCAAGTTGCATCACACTTAGGACAAACTTTCATTTAGCAGTTCCATGCTCTAAGTGATTTATTAATCCTACTATCTGGATCTCTCGCTGTTTTAGCACTTGTTAACTTTGCTTTCATTCCCTTCATTCTAGCACAGAAGGACGCCCTGCGGGGGTTTCCAACTTTCTTGCTAGGTGCTTTAAGGTCAGATCCAGGATTTTCGCGTTCGTAACTTTTTCTGCCTTTTTCGTTAAGTCCCCCAGATTGGTTTTTTCCTGACTTTTTTGTCCATGCTGCTCCTTCTTCGATTTCATTTTCTTCCTTCTTTACGCAGCGATTGTACGTCTTGCCGAATAAGGTTTGGGTTCCTTTTTTCTCATAACCTTTCCAACACTTCTTTCCTGCTTCTTGAAATTCTTGGAAAGATTTGTTTCCTTCAAATTCTTCTTTCTTACTCTTGTTTCCCCAATTCTTTGCACCAACTTTTCGGCATTTGACAAGTGCACCGCTTGCATAAGCACTTGGCCAAACTGAATAACGTGATTTTACCTTATGGTAACATGCATCTTTTTCGCCTTCGTGTATTTGTGTAGATTCTGTTTTCACGTTGATTGCTTTTCCTTTTCTATTTGGATTAGGATCTTTTGCGTTTTTGCGACGAAAGGCTGCATCCTCCTCTTTCTTATTTAGGTTTCTTTTCATTTTAGAGGAACCGCATTTAGGTTTTGTTGTTTGTCCTGGTTGTTTGGCACAGGGTTTTCCTGCATATTTCCCACCCAACTGAACCCAACCAGGGGTACCATCAGAAGACTTACTCTTAGAAAACCAGTCACGCAAAGAACTATCACCACTTTTGGATTTTTCATTAATTGAACCATGTCCCAAGTTCTTCGGTCTTTCTTTCCCCTTAATTTTTTGAATACCATTGTGCTTCATTACAATTTCAACATTTTTATTGTAGGCAACTTCTTTCATTGCCAATTTAGTAGCAGTCGCATATTTAACATCTTTCCCACGTTCTTTACCATATCTCTTATTAAACTCTCTAGTGCTCATAGAGTCAGCAATTTCATCACGTTTTTTAATTTGTGATTTAGTCATTTCTTCAGATGTAACACCAGCTTTAGATCTCTGTTTTTCAGCAACAGATTTAATAAGCATCTTTAGTATAGCACGTTTTCCATAAGGATTACTCTTACGTCCAAGAGGAACCTTCTTATCAGTCTTCATTGCGATTTCAGTAATGCTACTTGCCATAATGGATTGCAGGTTTGTTGGTTTTCTTAGATAGTTTTCCACTTCTAACTTTTGTGCCAGAAGTTTCTCCCATACCAGATGGATTTTTACCTGGTTTTGATTTACCTAAAGTAAAAGACTTATCAGGTTTTTTCTTTTCAGTATCATGTAATCTTGCAGGTTTATTACCTTTCTTAGTGATTACTGACTCCTGACCATGCTTTCTACCAAGACGACGCATGACTTTGCCGAAACGACGTTTGGACATTCCTTTGCCAGGACTTGTTTGGTATGAAACCTCACGACCTGTGCCTTCACCTGATGAATATTTATATTCTCCAACTCCTTTTTTGTACCCAATACCTTTTTTCTTGAGATCTTTCTCAAGTGATTTTCTACTTGCTCTGTTTTTCTTTTCATCTGTTCCACGATCAGCAGAAATATTTCCAGTAGTTTGGGTCTTAGATTTTGTCAGCATCCTAGTAGTAGGATTACCCTCAACTAAATCTATAAAATCTTTGTAATACATGACTTTTAATTGATCTTTTAATGCTAACTTGTTTGCTGTTAGTGTCATCACTTCTTTATCACGTTTACCATATAAACTTTTAAATCTGGATGCACTTTTATTTTTCATACCACGGATAATTCTTTCTGCTTCCTGATTAACAGGACCAAGTTGAGCAGCCCCAAATCCTTGAGGCTTATCTCTACCTAAAGTTTTTTTCCGTTCGTTGAGCATTATCCACCAACGACTTGAACTTCTTCTACTATTACTGCACTTGTTGCTGCTACAATCTTTATACATCTTTTCACGATCGCTTGAGGACCTGAGAAAGCGAAAGTATAATCTGCTGATGCACTCGATGAATCGATATCAGTAGCGATTGTATTTCCTGTGACAGCAGTGATCTTTTTACCTGCAGTTCCTGCAGAAAGGAAGTTACTATCAATAGCGGGTGATGTGCTATTATCTTCAACTGCAATAAAATCACCAGTTGAGAATGGATGTGCGTCACCTGTTGCCTGTATATGATGACCTAGGATATAGTCACCAGTAGAATCAGATACTGCTTTTACAATCTTTGCTTGACCAGGTTTACCACCTTTGAGAAGAATGAATTCATTCTGAACAAGTGTGATTGCAGGACCACCATTAAGTGATACAGTTGCTGCACCTGCAGTAGATCCAACTCTGTAATATCCTGTTTGTATTACTTGATATTCAGTTGCACCTGCTGAAACTGAATTAGTGCTTAAAACGTTTAAAACTGACATGTCTCGTCGTGTTATTTCTTGTCCTTTTTATTTATCTCTTTTTCTTTCTTTAACATCTTTTGTAACTCTGCAGTGCTACCAACAAACATAGTATTATTTACTGTAGATGGAGAATTCTTTTTTTCTTCAGAATCTAAGTCTTTCATTTTTTTCTGAAGATCAATTAATTTATCTGTTGTATCTGCCACTGCTTTAATTGTTGTTGCAGCAACTTCGTACGCACGAGGATGATCAGATGCTTGTGCAACTTCTAATATGCCATCTACTGCCTCTTGTCCTTTCATTACTAAACTATGTAATGCAGCACGAGAAACTTCATAGTCTGACTTTACATCTTCTTCCGCAGACTTCTTAATTATAGGTTTTACTTTTTCAACATGTTTTTGTAATGCAGTTTTCTCTACACCAAACTCATCATTTAAACCATCAAAAGGATTAGTCATTGTTCTTGTAACCTCTCTACAACTGTTTTTGCTTGCATGGGTGCAATATCATTTAGACCATTAGCATCAAACCATGGTGCTTCTTCCCAATCAAAACCTTCACCAAATGTATTGTCAGGTGACATAACATACCAATGACATTTCGCATCAGGAACATCTACAGCACAAACTGCCCAATCATCTGCCCACTGAGGTACTTGCACATACATCACTGGTAAATGATTTGCATGAGCAAATTTTGGTAATCCGATTAGAACTCCCCATACTAAAGTTAATACAACAAAAATTCTTATCATACGTTTTCATCAGCTCCAGACACAGGATTACGTTTCTTACTGTCTGTAAAGTCTGCATCTGTAATACCAAATCCGAAATCATCATCAGCATCTGCAGTAAGAGGATTTGGTTGAATAGTATAACGAACTTCTCTTGGTGCAGATGTAGTGTTTGTACTGGTATACATGTCTGTAATAACCTTCTTGATGACTTTCTCGTCTCTGACAGGACCGTATAAGTATGTCTTCATTGTAAACTGAAGAGTATATGTGATTGCTCTTCTTATTGCAAATTCACCTTCGTAAATATCTTCGTATTCTACATTAGTTAAAACAATAGGAACATCCCTAGTCTCATTCATTGAAGGGACTAATTTAACTGACAAATTATAATGAGGTTGGAAGTATGGTAATATCTGTTCAACAATCTGTAAACTATCATCTTGGTTCTTAGATATAATACCCATCTCAAATGATAGATTATATGGCACTGGCATAAACATTGATTTGTTTTTATCAGCAGTGTTTGCTATTTTAATTTTTTGTGTTGGTGAAACTTTTCTACTTGAATCATACTCAAGACCATTAATCTCAAAAGAGATTCTAGGTAAAGTAAGTTGAACTCTTTTATTAGTAGGATCAGGAACTTGATCTAGTCTTGCTAAGAATTTTGCTTTAGGACCATATGCTAAAGGAACTTTCATCACTTCATCATTACGACGAAGTTCGATGTTGTTGAATAATGTTCCAAATGCAACAACTGATCTTCTAAAAATTTCGTGGTATGTATAAGTGCCTAACATAATTAAACCGTAGTGTCAGTAGATGAACCAAATGTCCCGAATGGGTTTGTTTCTGAAAAATCTATTATATCGTTATCTAGGGTCTCAAAGTCATAGTTCTGATCTATAGAGTCCGCAGTGTTCACATTATTTAGTGTATTGTATGATGCAGAAGTCCATGCAGCACCTGAGGACTGTCCTGTGACAGTCTCAGGAATAGTAAAGATACCGCTTCTATTAAAGACTTGTAACTGTCTTGTATTGGAATCCCATGCCTTAACTTCAGCAGTTACATTAGATGTGCCTCCAGCAACAATCTCACCAACTGTGAAATCACCAGTCCCTCCAGTAGCAAAGTTAACTGTAATAGCATTAGCAAAGGCAGTTTCGATTGCATCGATCTCTGCGATTCCTGTGTCGAGATCTTCGTCGCTGTATTCAAAGAGTTCACACTGACATTCCCAAACATAACCTTTTCCTAATTGATAAAATGGTTTTTCTGCTTCTACAAATTTAATTTCAAACAAATGTTTTGTTACAGGAAACCAAATTAGATCTCCTTCGTTGGGTCGTCCTTCGACATTAAGAACTGTAGAGTCGTCAACCTTTTCTTTAAATTTTTCACGGGAGAAAATAAAAGTTGTCTTGTCTTCGATACGTACTCCAAATTTGCTAAGTAACTCACCTTGTCCTTCCCATCCTTCAACATTATTGACATATGCTCGAATTGCTTTTGCACTGTCAAATTGCGAATCCGCGTCTTCTCCAAGGACTGTATCCCTGTTGACAATCGTTCTCGGAACATAATAAATATCTTGCCCATAAATTTCAATAGTTTCTACAATAAGATTTTCAATAAATTTTTGTTCTTGTGCAGACCCATTAACGTTAAGTCTAGCACTATTAGAATAATCACTTTGGACGTAATCTTGTGCTGGTGTATTTGAGATTGCCATTAGTGGTTACCCTATTAAGTCTAAAGGTGGAAGTTCGTAAGTTGTTCTAAGAGTCTCCTCTAAATCTGTTTTAAATTTAGAAGCGTCTTCTAAAATTTGACGACCATTAAGTGTAACACCACCTAACATTTGAATGCCATCATACTTACTTAGGTTTCTTCCCCATTGTTGCATGAATAATGCTTCAACATAATCTTTCAACCAGTTATCATTAAACATACTGGTATATGTAGTTGGATCTTGTCTAAGAGACATTTCAACTAATATGAAATCACCAGCCATTAAATCTGCCCAATCCATATCAAGATATAATCTACCTTGATGTTCATTAAATCTGACTCTACGATCTCTTTGTGAGTTAGTCACCCAGTCAAGAGTTTCAAGATACTGTGAAGTCATGAAATAATGTAGAATATGTCCATGCGTCATAGCATAGATATCATTCAAAAAGATTTGATATTTAATATTAAAAATATTGCCTGGTACTATACTTGATGCACCTATCTGAGAATATACATGATTAACACCTAATGTGCCTGGTGGTAATGAAACATAGTTATCCATTTCATACCATGCAGTAGAACCTTCCTGAGAAAATCCTTGTGCAGCAGTTTTAATAGCATCAGTAACCTCAATTTTCATGAAGGTTTTGTAACTACCATTATAGTGATACTCTTGATAAAAGTCGATTGCTTCGTCTACTAGATCATCAAGTTGCTCAGTTGCAACGTTGATATCGATCGTAGGATATCCTAATCTACGAAGAGCGTAGTCTTTTAATTCTGTTTTACTTGCAGGTTTAGTAGCAGACATTTTTTATTAACTGAATGAGGATATAGTCAAGGCAGAAACATCATTAGCAGCGACGACTTCTCCAGACTTGAAGAATCCGTCAACATTATCAACAGTGATAGCATTAGTGCCTAAAGCAGTAATGACCCCTGTAGTGCCACTGGTTGCTCCTGTGACAGTCGCTCCCACTTCCATAGTGGTAATGTCACTTAGAGCAAGAGTTGCGTTTGTAGCAACTGTGGAAGTGTTTACAGTAGCACTGTTACCATGAATGGTTGTTACATCAAATGTAAGTGAAGCACCACCGCCACCACCAAGTTGAGCATCAGCAACTGTTACTGTTTCATTTACAATAAATCCACTACCATCATCTGTCACAGTAACACTAGCAGCACCATTTGCATCAACAACAACAGTGAATGTTGCGTTAGCACCTGATTCTTGTGTACTGTAATCAGATGTTCCTAAGGTGTAAGTTCCTTGAGTTCTTAATGCATCAGCAGCACTAATATTACCAACAGTCTTAATACCAGATGCGTTAGCATTTAGGATAGTTACTGTTTCATCAGCAGCGTATCCTGTACCTCCATTGTTGATAACAACGTTAGTAACAACACCACCTGCGTTAGCAGTAATGTCAACAGTTAGAGCAGATCCAGATCCACCAGTTGCAGAAACTCCAGTTGCAGTTGTGTAACCAGTTCCTCCAGATAATGTTCCTAAGTTCATTGATAGAACTTTACCTGCATTTGCGTTGGTAATTGTAACTGTATCTGAGATTAGATAATCAGAACCACCTGCGTTGACTGCAGCAGCAGTGATATTTCCATCAGCATCAACTGTTGTGTTAACAGTCAATCCAGATCCAGTTCCACCAGAGGTTGCAACCGCAGTAGCACCAGAGAATCCTCCTCCACCACCATTAGAAACAGTCGTTGCTACAACAGCACCAGGTGTAGGATCACCTGATAAGTTAAGAGTTAACGTAGTTGTAGTAGCAAGATTATTTAACATTGCTTTAAGTTGTGAGAACGCATTGTCAAGTTTTGCTTGAACTCTTGCTTCTGTATAATATTGATTAGTTCCTTCAGAAAGGTTAGTTGTAGACTTACTGGATAGATCTAAGTTTGCACCTGTTGCAGCAGCAACTCTTGCGTTTGCTCTTGCATCTGTATAGTAAAGATTTGATGAACCTTCAGATAAAGCATCTGTGTCAGCAGCAGCAATCTTAGTATCAAAGTTGGAGTTAGCACGAGCAGTTGTAAAGAAGATATTAGTGCTACCTTCAGTAATATTATCAGTATTAATGTCTGCCTGAGTTACAGAAAGAGTTCCACTACTGTGTGTGATACCAGTTCCGTATGTGAAATGAGTCCTTGTTCTAGCAGCAGTAGTAAAGAGATTTGTTGATCCCTCAGTTACATTGTCAGTATTAATATCTGCTTGAGTTACTGTTAATGTATATGTGCCTGCAGCATCATCATAAACTTTAGTAATACCAGTACCTGCTGAGACAAGAGCATCAATCCTGTCATCAACTCTTTCATTAGTAAAGTATAGATTTGTTGATCCTTCAGATAATGCATCAGTATCATGGTTTGCAATACTTGAAACTGTTCCAGTTACGTTACCAGTTAAGGCAGCAGTAATAACATTAGCAGCAAAGTTACCAGATGCGTCTCTTAGGACGAGGTTGTTAGCAGAGTTAGTACTCGCAGAAGCAACGTTAATTGTAGTATTACCAGAAACACCATCAGCATTAGTAAGAGTAATTCCTGACGATGCGGTAACTTGGAGAGTTCTTTGGGCATAGGTGTTAGCAGCAGTTCGGACTACATAACCAGTTCCTGACATTGCAGCAAGTGCAGTAATGTCACCATCAACAAATGTTGTTGTAATTGTTGGAGCAGAGCTACCATCTACAGATACAGAACCTTGAACAACACCTGCAAGGGTGAATGTTCTAGCAGTCTTCCATGCATCAGCAGTAGATGCGTTACCTAAGAAACCTGCACCAGATCCTGCAGCACTAGCAGCAGTGATTTGATTAGCAGCAAAGTCACCAGATGAGTCACGATTTACAACTGTAGAGACTGTTGCAGCAGTCGCAGTTGTCATACCATCTAGTAAGTCTGCGTTAAGATTATTGATTTTGTCAGTTGTAGGAATAACAAGAGCAGGTCCAGATGATACTTGAGATATAATCTGTCCATCTACTGTTGCTGTGCCATCAACATTTAAGTTATTATCGATATCTACGGATGTACCTGCACCAGTTACATTAAGAGATCCAATCCTTAATGCACCATCGGTACCACTTAATACTTCTGAGCTATTAGTTGCACTTGTTAAAAACTGGAACTGTTGCGTTGATCTATCAAAACCAAAGAAACCAATTTTAGCAGAACCGTCGTAGTAGCGAAACTCCACACCCCTATCCTTACCATCGTTAGACGCGGGTGCTGTGTCACCACCAACAGTAATAATAGGGTCATCGATAGTAGTGACTGTGCTGTTAACTGTTGTTGTTGTTCCATTGACTGTTAAGTTACCTGTGACTACAAGGTCAGACTGAAGTGCAGCATCACCTGCTACAGTTAGTTCACCTTGTGATACGACATTACCATTATCAGTGTCAACTGTAAACTTGTCAACACCTGCAGCAGTTTGAACTTTGAAGAACTTGTTATCTGCCTTAACAATGGTTTGATCAGAGACTGTTAATGTTCCTGATATGTCAGCATTGTTATTAAGATCTAGTGCACCTGTAAGTTCAGTGCCACCATAGACTCTTAATCCTTGCCCTACAGCAAGATTCTTACCGATACCTGCACCACCAGTAAGTCTTATAGCACCATCAGCACTATAAGATCCTGTCAGTGTTTGATCGCTATTATTAGTTAGGGTATTTACACCAGTCGTTCCTAGAGAATTATTGATTTGAGTAGCACCTGCTACAGTTACTTGACCTTGGATTATTGTATTACCGTTATCAGTATCAACTGTAAACTTATCTACTCCAGAACCATTCTGAACTGCAAACTCTTCGTTAGATGCATTGATAATAAGAGAGTCAATGATCTGTGTTTCACCTTGAACTGTTAGTGTACCATCAGTTGCTATGTTACCTGTAGAAGAAGCAACAGTCATCTTATCAGTTGTACCTGATCTGACTGCAAAGTTTGCATCAACATCTACAGTTCCGTTGAACTCAGATGTGCTTGTAACTACAAGTGTGCCACCAAGTGTTGTATTATTATCAACGTTAAGAGTGCTATTTAATTCTGTGTGACCATCAGCAGTCAGTGTACCTTCAATATTAGTATTACCAGTTACGTTATCTACAAAGAACTTATCTGTTGTACCATTTCTAACTGCAAAGTCTGCATCAACATCGAGAGTGCCATTGAAGTTTACATTATCTTCAACAAGTAATGTACCTTGAATAGTTGTGTTACCAGTTGCACCAATAACAGTGAACTTCTCAGTATCACCACTATTGAGTTTACCAACAGCAAATCTTTCGTTAGATCCAGTAGCACCAACATACAGGGATTTCATAATACCTGCACCACCATGAGCTTTCAAGGTAGAGAAGTTATGAGATGCATAGGAAGGAGATGCTTGATAACTGTCACCAAAACGACCTCTGTATCTAACTCTCAACCAGTTCAATCTAGATTCAGTTTCTGTCGCACTATCCTTAATCTCAAGAGGACCATTAACGTGTAACGTACCATCAACCAGAGCAGATCCTGCAATGTATGCACCACCGTCAACTCTTAATGAACCATAATCATT